TCTCTTTTTAGGTATTTTTTATGGTAACTTATGAACAAATAAATACTACGTTATATTATAATGAAGTATTGTCTACTAAGAAAGAAGAAAGAATAGATTTTAATAAATGTCAGAAAATATTAGATTCTTTTGAGTCGTATTCTAAAAAATTAGATAAATTAATAGAAACTGTAAATACCGAAAAAAATAATTATAAGGATTAAGTTATGGCAGAAAACCAACTTGAAAATTCTATTATTATGGATTTAAAAGTTGAAGTGGCTATGTTAAAAAAAGAAGTTTCGTTCATTAATAAATTATTTGAAAAAATGGATGTTGTGATTAATAAAATTGATTCACAACATGACATATTAATAGACAAAACTACTAAAGTTGAATCAACCCTTTCTTTTACTAAAGAAGAATTGGTTAATTTATATACATCTTTTGAACAAACTGAAAAAGAAATTTCTGAAAGAATAAATTCTATAGAAAGATTATTAACAGAAGAAATTAAAACAATTAATCACGATTTGTCAGTAAGATTAGATAAACAAGAAAAAATTACTGGTAATCTATCAAATATAAAGATGATGGCTTTAGGAATGATTGCTCTTGTTACTTGGTTAGCTTCTAATCTTGATTTTATAAAAAATGTGTTACATTAAAATAACTTTACAAATTGTGTATTTTATAGTATAATAAAGCCTGGATATAATTTCAGGCTTTTTTATGGATATTGTATGAGTATTTACATTGATCGAAAATATATTCTTTTGTTATCTCCAAAATTAGAACAATTTAAACAAAAGAATACAAATCTTTTTAATATGCGTTGTCCATATTGTGGGGATTCAGAGAAAAACAAATCAAAAGCAAGGGGATTTGTTTATGAAAAAGATAATCATTATTTTTTTCGTTGTCATAATTGCGAAACTGGAACAACTTTAAGAAATTTAATTAAATTCCTAGATCCATATCTTGAGAAAGAATATGTTATGGAAAATTTTAAAGATTTGAGTTCTGAAAAAAAAATTAAAATCCCTAAAATTCCTAAAATTCCAATATTTAAAACAAAAGAAGCTGTAAAACCAAAACTGGATTTACCAACAATTTCGTCATTATCTGATGATCATATTGCAAAACAATATATACTAAAAAGAAAGCTTCCAGATTATTCTCTAGATCTTTTATATTTTGCGGAAGATTTTAAATCTTTTACAGAAAGTGTTTCTGATAAAAAATTAGATAGAACAAGCCCAAGAATTGTGATTCCATTTTTCTCTGTTGATGGGAAATTGATTGCATTTCAAGGAAGAGCTTTAGATGATTATTCGATGAGATATATCACAGTTAAAATTGATAGAGATGTTGAAAAAATATTTGGTTTAGATAGGGTTAATACAAAAAAACAAATTATTGTAGTTGAAGGACCGTTTGATAGTTTGTTCATACCAAATGCAGTCGCCGTTGCCGACTCCAATTTAGCTGCTGCAGGTAATATTTTTGATAAAGGTACTTTGGTATTAGTTCCTGACAACGAGCCCAGAAACCGAAATATAGTAGAAAATGTTGAGAGGTTTATAAAATCTGGATTTTCTGTTTGTTTATTTCCTGAATCTATTAAAGAAAAGGATATTAATGAAATGGTACTTTCTGGGTTGACGAAAGAGGAAATATCAGGTATAATAAATCAATATACATATAAAGATTTAAGGGCGAAATTAGAATTTATAAGATGGAGAAAAGTTTGAAAAGTGAAAAATTTAAAACGACTTTAAAATTTAAAGTTAATGGTGTGGAATATGTAAGGGTCGATGGGATTTGGTTCAAATATTTGAATGATGCCTATATGCCATCAAAAGATTCAACGGTATTAGAACAATTATACAAAGAGAAATATATATGATGAAATCTCAAATTCAAGTTAAGATGATTGAAGATTCAATTTCAAAAACTAATAGAATCTGTACATTACAATTAAAATATCATAGATATATACATGCGGAATTTATGACACATCGTGTTTTTTCTAGATCTGCATCCAGTTCAAGAGCAATACCAATCAAAAAAATTATATCAGAAGTTTGGAATAATCCAGCAACGCCATTGCATTGGGGTCAAAATATTTCTGGTATGCAAGCTAAAACTGAATTAACTGGTATTAAATTATACTTAGCAAAAACCTTTTGGAATCTTGCTTCTAAATTTGCTTGTATTCTTGCATATTTTATGTACAATATAGGATTACACAAACAAATTGGAAATAGAATATTAGAACCATTTTCTTTTATTAATGTCATTTTAACATCTACTGAATTTGATAATTTTTTTGAATTAAGGATTCATCCCGATGCTCAACCAGAAATACAAGAATTAGCTAAACAAATTAAAGAAGCTATTGATAATAGTAATCCAAAGTCTTTAGAAGATGGTGATTGGCATCTCCCTTATATTTCATATGAAGAAAGAGAATTATTTGATGTTACTGATCTGTTAAAAGCTTCTACAGCAAGGTGTGCTAGAGTTTCATATAATAATCATGATGGAAGTTTGCCTTCTGTTACTAAAGATATTCAATTACACGATAGATTGGTTGGTTCTAAACCATTACATGCTTCTCCTGCCGAACATCCAGCAAAAGCAGAAGGAAATGATACATTTTATAAGAATTTTAAAGGATGGAATCAATATAGAACTATTCTTGAAGATACAGTTTTTAACAAACGATAGGAACATATTATGAGTAAAATAGATACAAAAGATTATCAAGATTTCGTAAAGAAGACAATTTCTCCTGCATCAAGTGATGTTTCATCATTTTTGACAAGATTAGACTCTTTATATGTTGATTCTATCCCACTACAAATAAAACTTCCAGAATTATTAACAGCATCTGCTGGATTATCTGCTGAATCAGGGGAATTTACTGAAGTTGTTAAGAAAATATTATTCCAAGGGAAACCATTGGACGAAGATAATATCTATCATATGAAAAGAGAATTGGGTGATATTTGTTGGTATCTTGCTGTTGCATGTACAGCACTAAATACTACACTAGAAGATATTCTTGTTATGAATGTTGAAAAGTTATCAGCTCGTTATCCTCAAGGGTTTGAGATTATTAAATCTGAAATTCGTCAAGATGGTGATATTTAAAAATAAAATATAAAAGGATGGTTATGGGAATAAGAATACTAACTCCTAAAACAATTTATACAACGGATTATCCTACTGCTATAGAATTTGCAGAAAAACAAGCTGAGGTATTTTGGCTTCCTACTGAAATTGAAGTAGAAAAAGATCTTCATGAGTTAAAAACAAATTTTACTGAAGCAGAATATCATGGTGTTATTTCAACATTAAAATTATTCACTCTTTATGAATTAAATGTTGGAAATGATTATTGGCAAAATTATATTTCTAAAGTTTTTCCGAGACCAGATATTCAAAGAATGGCTGCAACATTTTCTTTTATGGAATTGGGTGTTCATGCACCATTCTATAATAAAATTAATGAAGTTCTTGGTTTAGATAATGATGAGTTCTATACTGATTATTTAAATGATGAAGTTCTTGCAAATAGAATGGCTTGGATAGGTAAACGAACTGAGAAAAGAAATACTGTTTATGACGTATTAAAATCAGTTGGTATTTTCTCTATGATTGAAGGTGCAATTCTTTATTCAAGTTTTGCTTTCTTGAAACATTTCAATTCTGCAGGTAAAAATAAATTAGTAGCTATTAATGCTGGAATCAATTTCTCTGCGATTGATGAAACTTTACATTCACAAGCTGGCGGTTGGTTATTTAGAACATTATTAAAAGAAGCTAAAGAAGATGGTCAAGTAACAGATATATTTGTTGAAGAATTAATTCGAGAACTTGAAGAAACTGCTAAAGTGATATTAGAACACGAATCAATAATTATTGATAAAATATTTGAGAAAGGTCAAATTAAAGGTATTACTGAAAATCAATTGAAACGGTTTGTTGAATCTAGATTAGATATTTGTTTAGAAAATCTTGGATATAAAGGAATTTTTAAACCAACGTATAATCCGATTAAATCTTGGTTCTATAAAGATCTAGAATCTTCTACGTTGCACGACTTTTTTTCGTCGCAAGGTTCTGATTATAATAGAAATTGGATTGAAAATAAATTTAAATGGTAACTGAAATGAAAGAATTATCAATATACGACGAATTAGGTGAAGAAAGAAAAAAATTGCAAGGTGAAGGTAAATTACCAATGTGGTGTTCGACTATTGCATGGCAAATGCTTAAAGAAAATTATCTTTCTGAAAAATATCCTGATTTAAAATCAGTATATACACGTGTAGCTAAACATGCTGCGCAATATACTACAAATCCTGATGAATGGGAACAAAAATTCTTTGATCTATTCTGGAAAGGATATTTGGCAGCTTCAACTCCTGTATTGTCTAATATGGGAACAGGATTTGGTTGTTCTGTAAGTTGTTCAGGCGGATATATCAATGATTCAGTTTATGATTTCTATGATGCACAAAAAGAAGCTGCAGTTCTATCAAAAAATGGTTTTGGTACATCAGGCTATCTTGGTGCAATTAGACCAAGAGGTTCTAAAATTTTTGGAATGAAAGGTAGTGCTTCTGGTGTCCTTCCAGTATTCAAAGATTTTATACAAATGTCTAGAGATATTTCTCAAGGTTCACAAAGACGAGGTGCTTGGGCTGGGTATCTTGAAATTGATCATGATGATTTTTATGAATTGGTAAATTATATCGGTAAGAATCCTGACGATGCAAATATTGGATGGATTATCACAAAAAACTTTATTGATAGATTAGATGCTGGTGATAATGATGCAATTTCTAGATATCAAAAAGCGTTAAAGTTGAAAATGATTACTGGAAAGGGTTATTTCATTAAAATTGATGCTATTAATGAACAAAATCCACAAATGTATAAAGATAAAGGTTTATCTGTAAAAGCATCAAATTTGTGTTTAACTGGTGATACTAGAATTAATATTAAAGGTGATATTAGTGGCGAACTACAAGTATCAATGGAAGGGTTAAATAATTATTTAGGTAAAAATGATGATGTAGAAAATTGGAAGGTTTGGTCATATAACACAGAAACTAACATGAGCGAATGGAAAAAAATTATAAAATCTGCACAAACATCAATATCGACTAAGATAATGAATATTACAGACGAAATAACTGGAAAATCTATAAAATGTACGCCAGATCATAAGATTTTTACCGAGAACCGTGGATATGTTTGTGCAAAAGATTTAATGGAAAATGATGTATTATTATTAAAATAGTTTTGTGTACTGAAATATGACGAAAATATTCCTAGTTCATTTGGCGGAACTTATAGAGAAAATATTACTACTAAAAAGATTCAAAAATTACTTATAGATAAGTTTGGTGCAATTGATAAACAGTTGGGTTCATATGCTAAACACCATACAAATAAAATAAAAGAGGAAATTGAAAATGAGTTTAAAAATTGAGTATTTAGAAAATGAAGAAGCGGTATATGATATATCTGTAGAAGATAACCACAATTTTTTTGCTAATGGTATATTAGTACATAATTGCACGGAAATCACATTATTTTCTGATGAGGATCATACATTTTCTTGTGTTCTTTCATCTATGAATGCGTCTCTTTATGATGAATGGAAAGATACAGATGCTGTGTTTAATGCTACAGTATTCTTGGATTGCGTCAATCAAGATCTAATTGAAATTGGTAAAAACACTAAGGGAATGGAAAGGGTTGTTAGATTTGCTGAAAAATCAAGAGCATTGGGATTAGGTCTTCTTGGTTTTCATACTTATCTTCAAGATCATTTAATTGCTTTTGAATCTTTAGAAGCTAATTTTAAAAATGTAGAAATATTTAAACATCTTGATGCAGAATCAAAACGTGCTTCTGAATGGATGGCTAAAGAATTTGGTGAACCTGAATGGTGTAAAGGGTATGGAGTAAGAAATACCCATAGAATTGCAGTGGCACCAAATCTTTCTTCTGCGTTAATCTGTGGTTCTGTGAGTCAAGGTATTGAACCTATCTATAAAAATGCTTATGTTCAAAATACAGCAGCAGGAAAAATGGATAGGGTTAATCCTTCATTATTAACGTTGATGAAAAAAATAAATGTATATTCAGAAGAAACTGTTAAAGATATTATTTCTAATAATGGTTCTGTTCAGCATGTAGATTGGTTAACAGATGAAGAAAAAATAGTATTTAAAACTGCTTTTGAAATTAATCAGCATAGTATAATTAGATTGGCTTCTACAAGACAAAAATATATTGACCAAGCTCAATCTATAAATCTTTTCTTCTCTGCTGATGAAGATGAAGAATATATTTCAGAAGTCCATAAAGCTGCCTTTAAAGATCCTTATATTAAATCGTTGTATTATATTAGATCTGAAACTGGGGTTAATGTTTCAAAAGAGTGTCTGAGTTGTCATGGTTGATATAGAGTTATTATGAAAATTGAAATTATTAAAGAGTTTAATATTGAATTAAAAGGTTTTAAGTGTACTGTTACTTATGATGAAGCAAAATATCTTTATGATGAACTCAATAAAGAGTTTGGGTATAATGCTGAAAAGATCTGGGAAGATACATTGCCTGAAGGTGACTATATATTCAAAACGAAAGATAGATATGATATTCAGCAAGTGCCATATGTAGATGATGTTCCAGATGGTAATTATGTTTTTTCGTGTAAAAGTAAAGGTTGATTATGAATATATATTTTAAATGTGTGTTTTATTTTTTATTATTTTTTGGTGTTGAGGGGTTTTTGTTGCCAAACTTATTCTCTTCAGAATCAGATTATGGTGTGTTACTTGGGTTAATGATCGCTGTATTGTTTATCCCAATTTCTTTTTGGTATATTAAGTGGAGTTTTAAAAAGTGAAACAAATTATAATATTATGTTTAGCGTTATTTCTTGTTGCGTGTTCTGATGTTCCTAATGGCTATGTTGGAATTAAAATAAACAAATTGGGTTCTGATAAAGGTATTGAAAATCAAACCCTTCCTGTTGGTAGGTATTGGTTAACACCTAATGAACAACTGTTTATTTTTCCAATGTTTACTCAAACACATGTCTGGACTCAAAATGTAACTGAAGGATCTCCTACAGATGAAAGTTTTTCTTTTCAAACTATTGAAGGGATGACTGTTAATACAGATATTGGTATAACATATTCTCTGGACCCAAATAAAGTTTCTATTGTCTTCCAAAAATATCGTAAAGGTATTGATGAAATTACTAGCTCTGTTCTGAGATCTATGGTTAGAGATTCTCTAATTAATGCTGCTTCAACAAAACCTATTGAAACTGTTTATGGATCGGGTAAAGCTTCTCTTATCAAAGAAGTTGAAGATTCTGTTAAAATTCAATGTGTTGAAATTGGGATAAATATTGAACATGTATACTGGGTTGGTGGATTAAGATTGCCTGAATCAATTATTTCTTCTATTAATGCAAAAGCAGCTGCCTCTCAGATGACTGCTCAGAGGGAACAAGAAATCCAACAATCTAAAGCGGAAGCTGATAAGAAAATCCAAGAAGCTAGAGGTGATGCGGAATCAACTCTTCTGAGAGCAAATGCTGAAGCTCAAGCAATTTTAATTAAAGGTAAAGCTATTTCTGATAATCCTCAGATTATTGAATTGTCAAAAATTGAAAAATGGAATGGAATTTTACCACAAATCACTGGTAATGCAGGCACTTTAGTCCAGCTAAGTCCAACTAAGTCCAGTTCAGATCAAATAAATAGATAAAATAAACGAAAAAAGAAAGGATTCAAATGAAATATCAAATAATCTGTGAAGAATGTGACTCTGAATATATTATCTTCTCTGAAGATGATCTCTATCAAGATGATCCCTCTTTCTGTGCAATTTGCTCTGAACCTATTTCTCCTGATATTATTGAAGAAGATGAAGAATAAAATCTTCTAATGAATTCTAATGAAGAATAAAATCTAACCTTCTCCCGAGGTCAGGTAATGGGAGTAATCTCCTAGTCCTTTTGCTGTTTCGACTATAACTAAACAGTATCCCTCTAAATCTCTCCTCTGAGGCTAAATCTCGACTCTTCTATACCTTTCTCCCTCTACTAATAAATCACCACTCCAATCTCTCCTAAATATCTCTATCTGAAACTTATATCTCTCTCTCTATCTAATGGAAAATCTA